GCCCACGGTGGTGATTACAAGTTCCAGGGGGACCTGAACAACATTCCTCAGGCTCCGGCGTGGTTGCTGGCAGAGATGAAGGAAGGTTTCCGTCGTAAGGAGGCCTCAAAGAAAACTGCAACCGACCTGCTCGACCGTCGCTCCAGAGAAGAAAAGATCGACTTCGTCAAGGTCTGTCTTTCTGCGATCCCTCCGCAGGGTGGTGAGGACCATTGGGTCAAGATCGGGATGATGATCCACAGCGGTCTCCCCGATGAGACTGGCTTAAATCTGTGGCGTCAGTGGAGCAAGCAGGACACCGATTACAGCGAGGACTGGAAAAACGGTGATCCTTGCGAAGAGCGCTGGAGTGCTGGTTTTAAGGCTGGTGGTGGCCTGACTTTCGGAACGCTGCTCTTCCTAGCTAAGGAGGCGGACCCACGGGGTAATCGCTTCAAGTCTGAAGAGGGCAAGCGAGTCAAAGAGTGGGTCATGCGGATCCACGCTGAAGCTGATGCTGAGAAAGATCGGTACATCACACCCCAGCAGACCTTTTCAAGCATTCGTGAGGCGGTTCAAGACGTCTACGAGATGGACAACCCTGCTGAGCAGATGGTTGAAATGCACTTCCTGGCCATTAAGACCGCCTGGAAGGTCGAGAAGCTCCAGGAGATGTACACCGCTCACCAGGAATATATGGCGGCAGAGCAGCAGGGCGAGATCACCCTGGAAGACCTGCAGAAGATGAATCTGGAGCGTGAATACCTGATTCCAGGGGTCATCCCGAAGGGCTTTACCACGCTTGTGTACGGGCCAGGTGGTGAAGGCAAATCCTCAGCGGTTTGGGCCATCACTAAGCACGTTGCGTCTGGCACTCCTTTCAAAGTTGATGGACAGCTTGAGCCGGTTGAGAAGGGTCCGGTTCTGATCTTCAACGGGGATCAGCCTCTGCCTCAGCTCCAAGAGCAGCTGACTGAGATCGACATTTCGCAGGAGGACATGCGGAATGTGATTATCCGGAACGGCTTCGATTTGTCCCAGCAAGGGCTGTTTCTCGACCTGATGAAGAAGTACACACCCTCCCTGGTTGTCATCGACTCCTTGACCGCTTGCTCAGGCTCCAGGGCAGCTGATGAGAACAAGTCGATATATGCAGCGCCGCTGTATTGGCTTGTCCGGAACAACGGCCGTCTGTTCCACTCCACCTCAATCATGATCATCCATCACGCCAACCGGCAGGGTGGGTTCCGTGGCAGCTCATCCATTCGGGACAGCGTCGATGAGGTTTGGAGCCTTCGGAGGTTGAACGAGGAGGAGCGGAACGCTGAGATTGCCAGGGGCAACAAGCTTCCAGAGCGTTCCAGGGTGGTGACGGTGGAGAAGAGTCGCCAAGGCCGTGAAAACAAGACTCTGTGGCTTCACAAAGGTTTGGATGAAACCTTCTCCATTGAGGAAAGGGCTAAGGAGCTCAAGAGAGGGGAGTCCAAGGATGAACGGCCCCAGGAAGAGAAGGTGCATGACTTCCTGCGCCAGAACCGTGGCGAGGCTTTCACGCTCAAGCAAATCTGCAAAGGGGCGCTGGGTGGGGATCACAGTGCATTTCTTCCAGGGATTAAGACCGCTGTTCGAAGGCTCTGTAAGAAAGGTTTGGTTGAGAAGGCAGGTGTCTCAGGTAAGTCTCACTTGTACAGAACACTCTCGTTAGATAGAAGTTTGTACGTGCGTGGGGCCACCCCAAAACTTGACACACTTACACAAGAACCTTTGCAAGAGAAGGGAAGTGAGTGTGTGTCAAGAAGGGTGTCAGCAAGTGTGTCAAACCCTGTTGACACCCATAAAACCACCGAAAAACCGGTGTCTCAACCCTCTCAAACCGTGGAACAGCCAAGTGTGTCAACCTCGTCTGACACCCTCCTTGACACCCTGCGTGACACCCTTAAAGATCCCAGTGATACCAATGGATCTGACCCAAGTGTGTCAAAAGTTCCGAGGCTCCCCGCGAGAATGCAACATGGTCCAGGCATGTGGAACGCGAGTTGACAGGGCAACCCACGATTTGGTAGCTATGGTGCTGAGGTCTTCAAGGCCTCAGCTTTACTACCTAATTTCATTTCAATGCCGTACGACATTTCGATTCCTGACAGCGCCCTCTCTAGTGCTGACAGACTCACGCTCAAAGATCTGCTCGATTCACCTTCGTTCCAGTGCTTTGTAGTCAGCGCACTTGGTAACGGGATTCAAAACGCTCACAAGTTTGGCGAGGTCATGGACGAGAAGGATGAGTTCCTTCAGTTTCGGATGCACCAAATCATGAACGCCATCCCATACGAAACTCGCCGCGCCTGTTTTGACGAGGTGGGTCGGATCTTCAGGGAACGCAAGGAAGAGCGTTACGACCGCTAATCGAAGGCGTCGGGCAAAAACCCTTCTTTCACCATTTTGTTGACGGTGTCTTGCTGCCTTAGGTAAAGCTGCATGAGCTTTATCGACATACCTCGAAGCTCCTCAACATCAGAACATTTGCTGATGTCTTGCCGAAATCGCTGCAGTGCAAATTCGCGATGTGTGTCCATGGTTTTACGGACTACTACATTTCCATCATGGCTGTGTTAAGAAAGGTCGGGCACATTGAAGGAGCGGTGTCACGTTCCATGGACTTCACAACGATCACCTACTACAGCGTCAGCAAAGTGGCGGAAACCCTTGCGGTGGTTCGTTACACGGCATACTCTCCTGATGGCTCTCCGATAGCAGTTTGTGAAGACCACTATGGGGACACCCCTGAAGAGTTTTGTCGCATCGAGAATGACGTCGAAACTGCCCTGGTGGGTGGAATCGACGTGTCTGTCATGAGTCACTACGAATCGGAGATCTTTCCGGTTATTTCTGACTATTTGAACCTTTAGCGTGCTACTTTATCGATGGTCCTCTTAGACCCATGAACCACTCACCAATTATTTCACTTGATGACTACGAGCTTTGCGATGAACCAATCGGACGTGTCGTTTACTTCGAGGCAACCATCGAAGACGTTGTTCAGGTCTCTTGCGCAACGCGCTTTGACCCGGCGGAGTTTGCGTCGGCTGTATGCACTGCTGACTTACTACTTTCTGAGGATGAAGAGCCTCCGAAAACGTACGCCGACTTCATGGCTCTGGCAAAACAAGTAGAAGTATGGAACCCAAAGGAGTACGGCTACGACTGATGCCCATCAACATGACCGGCTACTACCACCGTGCATATTCGCGCTTTGATCAGTTTCCATTTCAGGTACAAGCGTTACGCGCCGGCAAATGGTGCGTCATCAGTTGCCACTCTTCTGAAAAGCTTGCTACGAAAGGCCTGAACTCGATTCGAAAATGCAGCCCTGGTAACCCGGAGCTTTTTCGGATTGTCCCTCAATCAGATACGGACCAGTTCATCTGGGCCGACACCAAAAACAAACCCAACTAACACAATGTACGTTTCTACTTACGAAGACTGTGGACCGTATTTCAGTCCAGGGAGAGAGATTCATGAAGTACATGACCTCAAAGATTTTATTTCTTGGGTACGTGACTCCATGGAAGAAAAGGTCCACTACATCGGTGTATTCGATGATGAGGGCACTTGCAAAGGCATTTGGGACCTCGAAGTTGACGTTGAGTATGGGACAGGGGAGTGTTATGACGAGCTCTTTGTTATGGGTTACGCCTACGATTTATTACGTGATCCGCAAAGCTGGTCCTTTAAATATGCACTCAGTCATCTCCCAACCAAATGATCCAGTCAACTCACCGGCCCATTACACCCAAGGCCGGTGCGGTGAGGTTATTGATGTAATAGAAGATGCTATCCGAGATGCACCAGATCCAATCACTGGTATGCTACTTGGCAACACTCTAAAGTACTTGCTTAGAGTGTGGCATAAGCACCCTGATCCAAGTCAAGACCTTGGTAAAGCGCAATGGTATCTGAACCGAGTCATTTCTCATGTAAAAGCCAAGCAAACCATCAAGTTTCAACAAGATTTTTCTGACACACCTCCACTGTTTGACGATCCTTTGGCATGAATCGCTTCATTGCTTCCGTGAAAGATCTTTTCACATTTGACAATATGGCTGAAGACCCAGACATGTCTAAGCTCGTTTTCTGGGCACGGACTGAGGCTGGCTGGTACTTAGATGACTCTGGCTGGTATGCCCCAGACGGTACTCATGAGTCTGAGTTCAAAGGCTTGACACCGGAACAACAGCTTTTTTGATGGGCTACAAAACCTTTTACGGTATCGAGCACCTGGACCTGCTCGAACACGCGACTCTCATTGCATTTGACACAGAAACCACGCAACTTGAGCCAAAAAGTGGCGGCCTTCGGCTCTTGCAACTGGGTAGCGACACCTCTAAAACAGTTGTTGTTATTGACTTTTTTGATTTACAAGAGTCTGACTTCCCTCGGCTGGAGAGGTTTTTTAATAACGGTCCCAGGCATTGGTGGGCTCATAACGCCGTTTTTGACCTTGGCTGGTTGCAGGCACACAACCTCTATCCCAAGGGGCACGTTTTCTGCACCATGCTTGCCAGCAAGCTCCACAACAACGGCAAAGCACAGACCAAGCATCGCCTTGATGTCTTAGCGAAACGCTACCTAGGTAA